ACTGGACAGCCCTCTCATACGTCGATGGAATTTACATTCTTGGTACGTATCCAAACATGGTGTCCTGCACTCCTTGTACTAAAGCTTAGCTAGATCTTTCACTAGCGGCTTCAAGGAATGTACACGATCATATCTGGATAGTTTAACCCCCCTCATAAAGGGTTCAAACCATCAAGGTATTAAGAGGCCGTGAGCATATCGTTCTGTCGTGTTTTTGTAAAAAATAACGTAGGGACTTTGTACTTAACGGGGAAATTACATGGATTAAATGGTTCAGGAAGCAGAATCGTTTCATCCAAAAGCGCCTTTTTACGGGTCGCTTGGACTTTCCACAGGTATCTTTGTATAACCTCCTCCTCCGACGAGTAAGCCTCGTCTTCACCGGAATCACGTCTCAAATGAGACAGTGGTACACAAAATAACGCCTCGATACACGCTGCACTACGTGCATCATCGAGGGTGGCGATCAATGGTCTATCCTCATTACCTAGAGTATAGAAAGCACCAAAATCATTGTTCAACACATCTGTAGGAAGATTAGGAAACCGCTTCATCGCATACTGCCATATATTCCAATCACCTTTAACGGGTAATGGGGGTAGACGGTAGCGATCAGGGTTCTCAAAAATCTTCCGTGCAAGACGGAGATCAAGATCCGATGCTTGGTACTCTCCACAAGGGGGGATACCAAGACCGCCAAGATGCCTAGGAATAAACCATGGTATATTGGCCTGCTTCAAGATCTGAAGATTCGCAAAGATAAAATTGCGCATGACGGAAGGTCGCAGCTCTATGGGACAACTCTCGTACAACTGAGTTGCCCTCTGCCCAATATCGAGCAGACCAGCCAAACTATCCTTATCATCATCTGCCTCCCCGGATCTTTTCAATCCAAGGAGCAGCCCCATATTAACATAGGGAACATGACGAAAGTGAAGAGGCCGTGTAGCCGTCACACCATCTGTACGTACGACAGGAATCTCTGTATAAGGTTCAGGCGTAAAAGCATAAGTAGTCGAATTAATATTCAAGAACTCTTTGCTAAAATACACCTTGCCTACAGAAGGCTTCAGACCCGAAAAAGCTGAAACCCGCTCCCAAATCAGCTTACCAGCCAAGTTGGTTTTGAGCAATCCGTCGTCTCCATTAACCATAAGAGGACACTCATGCAACTTTTTACGTTGCATTTGTGAACTCGAAACTTCCAAAACCCACCTGCATATCGCAGCATTAACAATACACAGAATAGGAAAGGAGGTAATGGAACCCATGAGCTGTCCAACGGTTTGTGGGGCCGTAGCGATAACTTCACCATTCTTCTGAAGTTCAATGGTGTGACGAGTAAGAGAACGAACCAACATCTCAGACTCATCATCCGTCAGCTTAAGACGTAGTGCAATTCGTCGAGCCGCAGCTTCGGAACACCACGAATGAATCTCATTCGTTGCATTCGCATAATCCACAGAAAGGAAATACTGATCCTCTCGGAGTTTCTTTCCCATACGATTTTGCACCACCTCGTTTGTCACTGTCTTTCCAACCAATTGAAAGGCCGGATGGTTCTTAAGAACCGTCCACAACTTCTTCTGAAGCGGTTTCAAAACCG